CTGGACACGGGCAACCTGCGCAGTTCGCAGCGAGCCTCGCTGACGAGCATGCCGAGCGAGTCCGACGGCGTTGTGGAACTGGTGATCCTGACCGCGAACCTCGGGGACACGATCTACATCGGCTGGACGGCTGCGTACGCGATGCGCATGGAGTACGGGTTCCAAGGGCCGGACAGCCTGGGTCGCGTCTACAACCAGCCCGGCAACGGGTTTGCGCGTAGTGCGGCGCAGAACTGGCCGAAGATCGTTGACAGGGTGGTGGCTCAGGTGAAAGCGCGATGACGGAGGCCAACCTATTCGACGCGTTCGCCACCCTGGTGACCGCGTTTGCCGCGCAGTCGTCGCCACCGCTGACGGTCGCCTACCCGAATATCTCGTTCACGCCCCCGGACTCCGGGCAGTGGCTGGAGCTGCAATTCTTCCCGAACGAGACGCGCAATGCGGTCATGGGCGATGACGGCCCTTCGGATCACGTCGGTTTCTTCCAGCTCGGGTGCTGCGAGCGCCCTGGTATCGGGCTGTCCAGTGTCGCGACACTCGCGGGACTGGTCATCGCCGCGTTCCCGAAAGGAACGGAGTTCAGCGTCGGCCGGCTGGATCGCAAGCCGTGGATCTCGTCTGTGCTCGAGGATGACGCTCGGGTGATGCTGCCGGTGACGATCCCGTACAGAGCGACGGTATGACTGCACTGGCACGGATGCTGATGACGCGCGGCACCGCCGCTGCGCTCACATCCGACAATCCGACCTTGATCGCCGGGGAGCTTGGCGTCGAGACGGATACCGGCCGACTCAAGATCGGCGACGGCGTGACGGCTTGGTCGTCGCTCGCCTACGTGAAAGTGACATCAAGCGATGTGTCGGGCCTCGGTTCGCTCGCGCTGCTCAACACGATCAACAACGGCAACTGGTCCGGCACCGACCTGTCACCGGCGAACGGCGGCACCGGCGTCTCGACGCTGACCGGCTACGCCAAGGGCAACGGCGCGTCAGCGTTCACGGCAAGCCCCACGATCCCGCTCTCGGATATCTCCGGATCGACGTTTACCGTCAACGGTGGCGTGACGACGGCAACGGGAACGGCGGTGTGGTCGCTGACCGCTTCGACCGGAACCAATGCCGCATGGCAGCAGTTCAACAACACCGGCGGCGCGTACTTCGTCGGCGTGGAGAACAGCACCAGCACGGCGTTCGGCGCGACGGCGTATGCCGGGGTTGTGTACGTCCCCTCTGGCCGAAACTTCGAAGTGCTGGTCGCGGCGGTCATTGTTTTCCGTGTCAACGCAACGGGCATGTTGAACGCGGTCTCGGAGGTGCAGACCGGAAAGCAATCCGCCAACCTCGGCGGCAACACGGACAACTTTTCACTCACGTCGACCACGCGAATCCTGCGGCTCACGTCCACTGGTGCGGTCAACCTGACCGGCATCACGGGCGGCACGGACGGACGTAGGCTGACGCTGATCAACGCCGACACGGCCGACACGATCACGCTTGTTCACCAGGCCACCAGTACCGCCGCGAATCAGTTTCTATGCCCGGCCGGAGCGAACTTTGCGGTTCGTCGCGATGGCGGCGTCGAGCTGGTCTATGACGGAACCTCTTCACGCTGGCGCGTTGTCGCGCCGTAAGGAATCAGCATGGCAACCCCCGAAGAAAACGGCGTACTGATCGCCAACGGACTGGTGAACGGCGTGGCGCCGGCTGCATTGAGGAATCGACTCGGCCGAGCGTGCGCGCGCTGGTGCGGTCGCGGCGAGGAATACGACGCAGGAAACGCCACAGTCAAGGCGCTGGTCGGCTGGGAGTGCATTCGCGTCGTGATGATCCAAGTCGTTCGGCACACGGAAGGCACGGATGCGAAGGAAGCGACCGAGGCGGCCGTGGATGCAGCATTCGCGCCGGCAGTGCCGAAGCCATAGGTCCAGTGAAATGGGTCATCTGCGCCAGCGGCCCCAGCATGCTGCGGGTCGACCTTGCGCACCTGAAGCGATTCAGGACGTGGCGCGTCATGGCGGTGAACTGCACCTGGCGACTGGTGCCTTGGGCGCACGCCCTGTACGCAGGCGATCGCGAGTTCTGGAGAGCCTACGGCTGGCAGGCTCAGGCGTTTCAGGGTCAGAAGTGGACGCGCGACGAGTTCGCGGCGTCGTGGTTCGGCTTGAAGCGCGTTCGTGGTCTGGACGGAGTTGGATTGTGCCGGGAGCCGGGCGCGGTGAGCTCAAATGAAACACCACTGGATCGTGTGCGACGACGTTGACCCGCAGAGCCCGGTGACCGGGGCTGCAGTGATCCGTCCGAACTGGCGCTGGCAGCCCGGCATGAACACGCAGGCGCAGAGCATGGCGCTACTGCTGTCGATGGTGCCGGATGGCGCGTCGGTCGTGATCTGCGAAGACGATGACGTCTACCTGCCGGACCATCTGCAGACGATGGCCGAAGCGCTGAAGACGCACGAGCTCGTCGGGCAGCGCGTAAGCCTCTACTACAACATCAAGACGCGGAAGCATCGCGAGCTGCCCGGCACGTATCACGCGAGCCTCGGTGCGACGGCGCTGCGCGGTTCTGCGCTGAAGCTGCTGCAGGACGTTTGCGCCCGGCAGCCGAAGTGCCTGGACATGGAGTTGTGGCGCGAGTTCACCGGCAGCAAGAAACTGCTCGAGACGCGCACCGCGATCGGGGTCAAGGGTATGACCGGCCGCGACGGTATCGGCGTCGGCCACCGCGAAGAGTTCGGCGATCCCGATCCAAGCGGCCAGGTGCTGCGGAGTTGGATTGGCGAGCATGCCGAGAAGTACCTGAGCTGATATGTGGTTCATCCTCGCGTCCGGCCCGTCGATGTGCAGGGCGGACGCGGAGGCTGTGCGCGGTCACGGCCGCGTCATCGCGATCAACAACACCGTTCAACTCGCGCCATTCGCCGACGTCCTCTACTCGTGTGACCCGTCGTGGTGGCTGGCGTACACCGCGCTTCACGAGAACTTCGCTGGAAAGAAAATCGGGCTGAACCATCCGCTGCAGCCAGAAGGCGTTGAGCGGCTCGACTACGCGAACGAGCCAGGGCTCGGGAAAACGCTCGTCCACACCGGCAACAACTCGGGCTATCAGGCGATCAACTACGCGTACCTGCAGGGAGCGAAAACGATCGTCCTGCTCGGGTACGACATGAGCGCAGGCCACTGGCACGCGCCGCACCCGACGCCGTTGGGAAATTTCGCGATTGCCGATCTATGCCGGCCGCAGTTCACACAGCTCGCGCATGAATTGCGCGTCGCAGGCGTGCGTGTTGTGAACTGCAGCCGAAGTACCACGCTGAAATGTTTCGAGCGAATGCCCCTCGAGGCATTGCTCACCGAATCCGGCCTTGCCGGTAGCAACGCCCCCGCACGGGGGTTTTTTTTCGCCCCACGTTAGGAGCCCCTCATGGCAACTTTTTCAGGCAAGACCTTCGGCATCAGCACCACGCCGCAAAACGCGAACTTGGACGATCACGCAACGCTCGGCTTTCCGGGCCTGACCTACGTCAACGTGACCGCGATCGGCAACTACGGCGACACCGGCAACAACACCAACATCGTCACCTATCCGACGCTCGACGAGGATGTCATCGCGAAGGACAAGGGCATGACCGATGCCGGGTCGCCGGAGATCGAGTGCCGGCGCATCGCCACGGATCCGGGCCAGATCGCCATGCGCGCAGCCGGCCTGCACAGCAACACGAACAAGTACGCGTTCCGCACCGTCGACCAGGACGGAACGGTCCACTACAACCGCGGGCTGGTGACTGGCCCGACGCGTCCCGGTGGCGGAAACGAAGACTTCGAGCGCGAGACCTTCACGCTGGGCCTCGTGCAGACCGAAGTCGTCGTCAACCCGACGCCGTAATTCACCCCGCAGGGATAGGGAGCACCCGACAAGCGCGGCCGATCCACGCGCTTCCCTGCGGCTTTTCTCGGATCACATGAAGGATCGACATGGATATTGACAGCATCACCCAAGGCAACCGCGAGTTTGAAATTCTCAACCCAAGAACCGAAGCGCAGACCGGCCTTGTTTTCACCTTGCGGCCGGGTACGCATGAGGCGGTCAAGGCCGCCGAGCTGAAGTGGAGCAACGAGATGCTTCGGCGTGGGCGTCACAAGCCACCCACTGC